TCATGGCCACTACCCCGCCCTACCAGATCTCGGCCAGAACGGAAGGCGAGCCTAGCTTGGGCTCGGGCGCCATTTACCCGATCGCGGAGCGGGAGATCTTGGTGCCCACGGCGGAAGTCCCGGCGAACTGGCCGCGGGTGTATGCCTTGGATGTGGGTTGGAACCGCACGGCGGTGGTGTGGGGCGCGAAGGACCCGGCAACGGGACGGATCGTGCTGTATGACGAGCACTACCGCGGGCAGGGGGAACCGGCGAGCCATGCGGAAGCGATCAAGGCTCGTGGGGCATGGATCCCTGGCGTCATTGACCCGGCGAGCGCGGGCAGTAGCCAGGTGGATGGGCGAGCGTTGTTCGACATCTACGGCCGGCTGGGGTTGCATCTTGAGCCCGCGGTGAATGCGGTGGAGTCAGGCTTAACGGAGACGTGGAACTTGCTGGTGTCGGGGCGCTTGGTGGTGCAGGAGCACCTGAGCAACTGGCGCAGTGAGTTTCGCAAGTATCATCGGGACGAACAGGGCAAGATCGTGAAGGTGGCGGACCATTTGATGGATGCCACGCGGTATTTGGTGATCAGTGGGCGCGGCGTGATGCGGACGGTGCCGCGTCCGGTGGTGGCGTCGTCGGTACGGCGGTCCACGCCGGCGGACTGGATGGGGGCGTGATGACAGCAGACCTGCAGCAAGCGTTGGACCGGTTCAAGGTGGGCAGTGATGCCGATGTCGAGCAGCGGAACCGCGAGGTGGATGCGTTGCGGTTCCAGGTGCCGGACCTGTGTTGGCCGACAGAGGTCAAGGACCAGCGGAAGCCGCAGTTGATCGGGGGCGTGGCGATCCCGCAACGGCCGATGCTGTCGATCCCATCGTTGGACCAGCCGATCCAGTTGGTGCTGAACGCGGAGAAGGCCGCGCACTTGGGTGTGGCCATTCATCCGTTGTCGGATGATGCGGAGGAGACCACGGCCGAGATCATTCAGGGGCTGTATCGGCGCATTGAGGTAGAGAGTCGAGCGTCGTTGGCGCGGAGCTGGGCGTTTGAGCGAGCGGTGAAAGCCGGCCGCGGGTATTACCGCGTGATCACGGAGCCGGACCCGGACTCGGACGACCCGTTTGACCAGCGCATCATGATCAAGCGCATTCTGCAGCAGGGCAGTGTGGTGCTGGATCCGTTCGCGCAGGAACCGGACTATTCGGACGGGCAGTGGGCGTTCATTATCAACGACATGCCGTGGGCGGCGTATAAGCGTCGGTATCCCAACAGTGAGATGGCGTCGTTTTCGGAGGACGAGCTGTCGGCCATTGGGATGAACACGCAGTCGTGGGTGAGTGGCGACGAGGGCGAAGGGCGAGCGGTGCGGGTGGCCGAGTATTACCGCATGGAGTATGAGACGGTGTCGCGGGTGCTGCTCGATGACGGTACGGACGCCCCGGAGGGGCAGGTGCCAGCGGGGCGCACGGCACGCACGGGGAAAGAGGCCCGCACCCGCCAGGAGAAGCGTCCGACGCTGTATTGGTCCACCATCAATGCCATTGAGGAACTGGAACCGAAGCAGGAAATGGACGGCCGGTATATCCCGATCATTCCGGTGGTCGGGCGGGAACTGATCCCGTTTGAGCAGGAACGCCGCTGGGTCGGGATGATCGAACCGAATAAGGACGCGGTGCGGTTGTTGAACTACAGCGCCAGCAGCGCCGTGGAAATGGCGTCGCTGGAAACCAAGGCGCCCTATACGATGGTCGAAGGGCAAGAAGAAGGCCACGAAGAAGAGTGGCAGTTGGCGAATGTCCGCAACTTTCCCTACCTGCGCTACCGCAATGTTAGCTTGAATGGCACGCCGGCGCCGCCCCCGCAGCGGACGCAGGTGGATACCTCACGGCTGGGGCCGTCGATGCTGCTCTTGCAGCAGGCGCGGGAGTTTATTCATCAGGGCACGGGCGCGTTTGAGAGCGCGTTGGGGCAGCAGAGCCCGAATGCGAAGAGTGGCCGGGCCATTTTGGCGTTGCAGAACCAGCACGAGACGGGGTCCAGTCATTTCTTGGATAACCTGGCGGAGATCAGCCTGACGTATGAGGCGAAGGTCGTGTTGGACTTGATCCCGCACATTTACGACCGGCCGGGGCGTATTGCCCGCATTCTGGACAAGGAAGACGCGCCCAAAACGGTCATGCTCAATGCGCCGTTCACGATGAACCCGCAGACGAAGCGCCCGCAGGCGGCGCCGATGCCGATGCCTGGTGGTCCTGGTGGTCCCATGCCGGGAATGCCCGGTCAGATGCCGGGAATGCCAGGACAGATGCCCCTGCAGGGACCGAAGAAGCCCGCCGAGAACTACGACCTGCGGAAGGGGCGGTACGGCGTCACGGTGTCGATCGGGAAGAGCTACAAGAGCCGGCGGGAGCAGGGCGCGGATGAAATGGGCAACTTGTTCCAAGCCAACCCCGCGTTGTTCCCGATCCTGGGGGATATTTACCTGAAGTTCCGGGACTTCCCCGGTCACCTCGAGGCGTCGGAGCGCGTGAAGAAGATGCTGCCGCCGCCGTTGCAGGCGCAGGACGCAGGACCGGATCCACAGCAGTTGCAGCAGCAATTGCAGCAAGCCAGCCAGATGGTGGAGCAATTGAGCAAGGCGCTGGACGAAAAGACGCAGTTGCTGGAGTCGGACAACCAGAAGCTGCAGATGCAAGCGCAGCAGGCGCAAGGCGAGCAGCAGGCCAAAATGGAAATTGAGCGGATGCGGAACGAGACGCAGTTGGCTATCACGGCCATGAAGATCCGTGCGGATGAGGCGTCGGCGATCTTCCAGGCCGAAGTGATGCGCGTCGGCACGGGCATGTCGCAACAGTTTGATGCCACCCAACAGGCCGCGGAACAGCACCACCTGCAGCAAATGGCCGCGCAGCAAGCCCTGCAGGCGCAGACGCAGTCGGAGCAGGACTACCGGCAGGGGCAGCAGATCAGCGAGCAGGAGGCTGCTCTGGCCGCACAAGATGCCGCCCTGATGCCGCCTGACGAACCGGAGGTGCTGTAATGGCTGGCCGGCTGACGATGGGAAACCTGATCCGCGACCTGCAACCGCGGGTGGACATCGAGAAGGAGGGCGCGTCGGTGTCGGGCCAAGTGGGCCCGGCGTCTGTGCGGGTGTCCAAGCGCAAGGGCGCCCCCGTGAGTGGCGAGCTGGTGCTGCCGGCGGGTGACGGTCAGGTCATGGTGGGCCGCGGCGAGGATGGCCGGTTTAAGGGCCGAGTGACGCAGCGGGTGAAGGGCGTGGATGTCGAGGCGGAGTATGACGACCGCGGCCCGCGGATGCGTGTCTCAAAAACCTTGAACGTGCGGTGGAAGTAATTATGCCCGAACCACAAGGCATTGCTTTTAGCCTCTCCAACCGTCGGGCCGTCTTGAAGGACGACCCGGAATACAACCGGCTATTGCTGGCGTTGCGCGATGAGCAGCCAGAGGCGCTGCAGGACGACGAGCTTGCCCACCTGCAGACGTTATCGGAACCCAACTTCCGTACGCAAAATGACCCCGTGGCTGACCGGGCGCGGCTTGAGCCGGCGTATCAGTCCACGATGGGGCCACTGCTGGAACGAGGGGCGGTCGAAGACCGAAACCCAGCGATGGAGGCGTTACCGACGCCGACGATGCGCGACATGATGAACCGTCGCGAGTCGGCGGATACGTCTTTAGTCGGGCTAGCCACGGGCGTACAGCGAGACGTTGAGGGGTCGCTGCCGTATCGAGTGGGCGCGACGGCTGCACGGTCAATGGGGGCGGGCACGTCCGGTATGGGCGCGTTCGCCGGGGCGCTGATGGACCGGCCAGGAGATGCCACCGCTATTTTTGAGGGACTGCAAACCGCGGCGCGTGCGCCCGTGACGCCGCTCGAGGAGCAGACCTCAATGTCGCAAGCCGCACGAGACCGCGGTATTGACATGGGGGCACCTGGGGTTTTACTGGACGCGATTATGGACCCCCTGACCGCCGTGGCGCCCGAAAAGCTCCTGATGGCAGGCATGTTGCCAATATTTGGAAAAGCCAGTAAAGGCGCCAGCCTTGTCGCGCAGATGGCGAAGCGTGGCAAACCGTGGGCCCAAGAAGCGCAAAACCTCTTAACGCGCCTCACGCCGTCCCTCGAACCCACACAGTTGAAGCATCTTGAAGAAGCGCTGTCGCAGTCGCCGGCGTTAATGGAGCACTTGCAATTCCTGAAACCGGAAGAGATCCCGGCGCTCCTACGCTCTAAGGGGGCGCTTAACAAGTTTGCCGCCAACGTCGAGGCGTTACCTTCGGTTAACATGCTGAAGGCCGCCGCGGCGATCGGGGACGTGAAGCTTGGATGGTACGAACGCTCACGACAAGCGATAGAGTCGTTGTTTGG